TTTTTTTTTGGTTTTTTATTTCTTATCCTCTAAAACATTAAAATCTAGTAAAACTAAATTCTAACTAAAAAACTTCACATAGAGAACATTCTAATGTCCAGATCTCTCCAAGACGGAATGTGAGGATACTGACCCATTGTTGACCAGAAATACAGAACACGTTTTCTGTAACTTTCATAATAGTCTGGGCCATATCCAAACATGTTTTCAAATGTAGCACAACAACTTTGAATGGAAGCTGCTACATTATCTCTACTTCGCATAACCCAATTAAAGGTTTCGAGCATAGATCTTTCTTCCATCTTGTGTATTATAACACTTCTTTGAGGATGTTCAATAAAGTTACTTTTAAGAAATGTAACTTCTTTATCATAAATGTTATAAAATTTTTGAGATACTGAACCTTTCGTTCCAACATCTGTAAGTGTTATTAAATGTTGTTCTAACACTTTTGAAATTGCTTCTAAATGAAACCATTTCGAAATAGTTTCCTTAACAGCGGCTATTAAATCATCACCATATACTATAGCTAATACATTTAATCTATATATTTCGGTGACCTTATTTTCTCGTCGCAGATACTCATATGCATATGATATATATAAATGATTAACAATATTGTTTATCAGCGTTGTTATTGGTCCACCAGAGGGCGCACCACACATTGTTCGATAAACCAAATCAACTGCTAGGTGTAATGAATGTGCTGTTTCATAACACATACTTTCTCTAACAAGTTTGTCATCATCTGTTGGTTTACTGTACATCCAGTACCATATATCAATAATATCAAATGCTTGAATTACACACATGCACATTAGTGTAGGACCAAATTTCTTATAATCGCCAACTAATATTTGATTACTATGCGATGTTAATATAGTAGCCAATCTGTGCCATTCAACACTATCTTTATTAATGCCTACAGAATGACCAGCTTCAAACCTGGCATTCTGATAAGCAACTGCAAAATCAAGAAAATATTGTCTAAATTGAATAGTGAAATCTACAGGGCTTAAAGAAAATATTCTTACCTTTCCAGGAACACAACATTTTTCTTCAGGCAATTTAGCATCTTTAAGACAATCCACAAATATAGTATTCGGAACAATTCTATTAATTCTTAATTGATGTTTATATTCCATAATTTCTAACAAATTTGGATGTATACTATGACAAACATATCTATTTTCTTCTAAATCCAAATCAAATAGCCATCTTTTATTACTAACAGGTGATTCTCTAATTGCATAATAAGGAAAGCCTTCTGATGTATCAAACTCTATTGCATCATAACCAGGTAGATCAATACCACATATAGCTTCTTCAACACTCAAAACACCAACTTGCGTTCTTTGAGGCTTAGATGCTGTAATAATTTGATCTATCACAGTTTCAGAACTATACCAAAATATATCCGAATCAAATACAATAGGTACACAACCATGATGTTTAATACCTTCAACTAACGGAGAATATTCTCTATTTATACGCCTATCATTCGGATGTAAAACTGGTCTATCATACGTACTAGGCGCAAAAGTTTCATAACATACACTATGTTCTAACTTAGATTTACCTGGAG